ACGCCTTTTCATATGATGACATACTTGGAGATATTGCGGTCGCCACACGCTTCTCTAGGCGCGACACGGTAAACACGGTCAAGGGAACCTTTGTTGACGGTGGCGGTCGTTTCATTCCTACGGATTATCCGCAGCAGCAAATCCCAGATCTTTCTGAGGACAATAACGAAGTTAGCACGTTAGACCTTGAGCTACCCCTAACCACAAGCAGCGCCGCCGCTCAACGGTTGGCGAAGCAAGTTTTGTTCGTGGGTAGAGAGCAGATAACGGTTCAAGCTACATTCAAAATTGAGAAGGCTTTTGGCGTACAAGTGGGCGACACTGTAGAGTTGACGCTAGATCGCTACGGGTTTTCCAGAAAGCTTTTCCGCGTCAATTCTTGGAAAATGTCGGGGATGGATGGTTCCGCCCCGCAGATTGATATGACTCTACAAGAAACATCATCGACAGCTTATCAATGGTCAATAACTGCAGATGAATATAGAGCTATTACGTCCAATAATACAACGCTTGGGGATACCACGGCGGGCCTTGCTATAACGGGGTTAACGACAACACTATCGTCACCACTTCAGACAGATGGAACGGTAGTGTCGCGGGTTATTCTTTCGTGGAACGCAGTTTCAAGTGCGCAGTTAAGGCACTACGAGGTTCAATGGAAGCCGAGCAGTCTTTCAAATTATGCGTCAACGATTGCGCCAAACAACGCTATAGAGATCGAACCGTTAACGGCGGGTACAGTCTACAATTTCCGCGTTAGAGCTATCACGGTCAACGAGAACGCGGGAGCATACGCAACAATCAATGCTACAGCAAAAAATGATACGGACGCGCCCCCTCAACCCCAAGCCCCAACGGTATCGGTGGGCGTAAAACAATTAGAGATTTCATGGGTTAATTATTTCGATCCATTAAATCCATCAGACCCAGAGCGGCCCGCTGATTTTGCTTTTATGGAAGTTTATGAGGTAGTTGGTGGAACCAACTATCAACGAGGAACATCAGCGGGTACGAGCTTTGTGCATGGGGGATTAACTCAAAACACAACTCATACCTATAAGATAAGGGCAGTTGATTATTCTGGAAACGCAAGTGCGATAAGCCTAACCACGAACGGAACCGTTGCGGCTGATGTGCAGGGGCCAACGGGGCCAACAGGTCAAAGTGGTCTTGTCGTAACGCTTAACGGCGCTGATATCCCCATGAACAACCAGACAGGGGAGCCGCCAACGGACACAGGGGTTGATCCCCGCCCTAATAATTCGACAACACAAGGAAAGCTTGATGAGGCGTTCTTAGCGGTCAATCCATTACTGGCTCAGATGAGTGATATTCCGCAAAACGCTACTGTTTGGGCTAGGTTTGTTTTAACGCAAACAAGCGTGGTCGGTAGTACAGCTGCGGGACAATCATCATTTTCAATTTATGGCGGCCATACTCCTGATAAAGCGACAAGAGTTATTTATGATGACGAAGAACTTATATCAGGTGATTTTCAATCTTCGACTGTTGATAGTTCGGGTAATAGCTCGTCAATATCTCTTACGGATCAATTTCTTAACCGATTTAATTTAACACAAGTGCCAGCGGGTAAAAGAATTGAGTTTTTTACAATTCAAGCGTCTGCAAGAAAGTGGGATTATTCAAGTCAGAATTGGACAGATAACGCTGATACGTTTGACACACCTGTTATATTTTCTCCTTTGGTCTTATCAAAAGAAGTTTTAACGCAAGCTCTTGCGGCAAATGAAATAACCGCAGACCAGCTTGTAATAAACAAAGATGTTGATCTTTTAGATGGTGCGGCTTGGCGTATTGGAAAGACCGATTATTCAGATATTACGGATGGGGTGTTCTTTGGAAATCCATCTGGAACGGGAACAACTAATTACGCTTTTGCGTTTACTGCTACCAGTAATAGCGGTCAATCAACAGAGCATGGTATTGAAATAACTCCACAGCAAACAAAACTTATTCAACCTACAATTACGAAGCAAGCTACTGGCGCGGTTGCAATATCTGATAAACAAACAACTCAAACAGTGCCGATAAAAGACCCTACTACCAGTCCAGCAACAAACCCAAGCGCTCAAACAGTAACTATCAACGCAATTGGCGGGGGCGGTGGTGGTGCGGGTGCGGAAGGCCAATCAGGAACAGCGGGAGCGGGTGGAGATACCACCTACACTCTTACAATTACTGGCGGCGCTCAAGCGGGAACCTATAACGTAACGGCATCAGGCGGGGCGGCGGGTACTGGTTACGGCTCTGCTAAAACGGATGGTAACGCAGGGGAAGCATCTGCTAGAGCTTCTGGTGGCTATGGCGGCGGGGCTTATGGCGTTGGTGGCACTGGCTCTCTAGGATCAGGCGGCGGCGGTGGTGGTGGTCGTGACTACAACTGGAATACATCGTCAAGAAAAGGCGGCGGCGGTGGTGGTGCTGGCTCCCACGTTTCAAACTCTTATGACATATCCGCAGCAACAACAGTTACACTTACCATAACTTCTATTGGTGCGGGTGGCGCGGGAATGTCATCAAGTCGTGGGAATGGCGGCGCGGGTGGTACTGGTGTTTTATATGGGACGATTGAAACACAAGGTCTTGATCCTGTTTCCCTCAGTACAGAAGTAGAATTGAAATCTGGAACGATAGGAAGGTTTCAGTCATACACTGGCTACGTCTATGATGGTAGCATTGTATCGGGTAGTGGCGGCAGGTCTCCCGAAACGTGGTATCAAAACACCACATTACAGCCCATTGTTGTTTCTTGCTTGCTTAGTAGTGGGGGAGACAGCGTAGGGAATTTTGACCTTTACACAGGAACGGCCCCAACAAGTTCAACCGTAGGGGTAAGAATGGCTGGTATTAGAGATCACGATGGTCATTCCGCAACAACTGTAATAGTACCTGTCAGCTATTACTACAGATTTACAAAATTAGGCAGTGGTGGAATTTCCATAAGAAACTGGGCTGAGTTGAGGGGAACTTAGATATGATTTGCATTTACGTTCCAAGCACTCAATCTCATTATATACAGATAGAAAGGCCATCTAAAGAATTTCTAAAAGAGTTTCCGCTGCCAGAGGGCGCGATTGAAGTTCCTTTGCCCCCCAATCAATTTTGCTCATACAGCGGTACAGAGTGGGTTGAGGACACTGATGCCAAAATTGCATATGAGGCTTCACTTGAGAGGGCCGAAAGGAACAGGCGACTAAGGCGTGAGGTTGACCCGATTGTTTCAAATCAACTCAGATGGGGCGACTTAAGCTCAGAAAAGCAATCTGAATGGACCCAATATCGCACTAATCTTTTGAATGTTCCCCAGCAATCGGGGTTCCCGTCGAACATTTCTTGGCCCTCAAAGCCTGATTGATGTAAAACCTAAACTATGATACGTTCCCAGTATCGCCAAAAAGGAGACTTATGATATGGCTACTTTAAACAACAGGGTCTTTGATAATGGCCTTACGACTTTAGACACGGAAGCAAATAAAGTTCTTGTAACCTCACAAGAGGCTTCAACTTACGCAGAGGCAAATTCTACTTTTGCCTTGGGAAACTCTACGAGCCTTTCAATCGGCGCACCAGCGGATCGAAGCGGTGGCGGGCGTAAGGTTGCGGTAGCATCTATTACAGACGGCTCAGTAACCGCTACAGGCACAGCAACGCACTATGCGCTTGTGGACACCAACAATAGTCGTTTGCTTGCTACGGGCACTCTCACGGCGTCTCAGGCGGTAACATCTGGCAACACATTTACCCTTGCGACTTTTGACATAGGTATTCCAGACCCTGCATAAGTAATTTTAATTAGGGGGCTGCTATGGCTTTAGTATTTGCGGATCGCGTCAAGGAAACAACAACCACAACCAGCACGAGTGATTATGCGCTTGGCGGGGCGGTCAATGGTTTTCAAACCTTTGCGGCTATAGGAAATGGAAACACAACCTATTACGTTTGCACGGATGATAGCGATTTTGAAATTGGTATCGGAACCTTCTCAACAACGGGGCCGACACTAGCGCGAACAACTATCATAGCATCAACCAATTCTGGAAATGCTGTAAATTGGGGGGCGGGATCAAAGAATATCTTTGTTTCAGAACCCGCCTCTAAAGCCTTTATCGCGGATGCGAACGGTGATTTCATCCTTGCCGACAATGTTAAGCTTCATTTTGGAACCGATAAAGACGTTAATATTGAATATGATCCCAATACATTTAGAATAAGCGCAAATTCTAATATTCAATATCAAGGCGACAATCATTATTTTAGAAATAGAAGTGGTAGCGTCAATGCGGTAATTATCGACCCTATTGGTGCTGTTACTTTAAAGCATAATAATAGCACCAAGCTAGTTACATCATCGTCAGGTATTGACGTAACAGGTAATATCGCAGCAAGCGGAACTATTGATGGCCGTGACGTTGCAGCGGATGGCACGAAGCTAGACGGCATAGAAGCAAGCGCAGACGTAACCGATGCGGCAAATGTAAAGACCGCACTCACGGCCTTCTCTACTGGCACAGACGCATCATCTACTGATCTTATACCAATCTATGATGTAAGCGCGAGCGCGTGGGAAAAGCAAACCGTTGCGAACGTGGCGCTACAAGGACCAACGGGATCGACTGGTCCTACGGGTCCGACAGGTTCAAAGGGCCAAAAGGGTGAAGTTGGCGCGGCGGGTTCTAACGGAGATAAGGGTCAAAAGGGTGAGGTTGGTACAACGGGAAGCACAGGCCCAACGGGACCAACTGGAGCGAAAGGACAAAAAGGTGAGATAGGTAATACTGGTTTGACAGGCCCGACAGGTCCAACAGGAACAACGGGAGACAAAGGACAAAAGGGAGAAATTGGGGTAACGGGTCCAACAGGTTCTAACGGATCGAATGGATCTAAAGGTCAGAAGGGCGAGATAGGAAATACTGGCCCGACAGGTGGCACTGGCCCAACTGGACCAAACGGGCAAAAAGGACAAAAGGGCGAAGTCGGAGTTACAGGACCAACGGGACCGACAGGACCAACTGGCGGTACTGGAAGCACAGGGGCCAAAGGCCAAAAAGGCGAAGTCGGTAATACAGGCCCAACGGGTCAAAAGGGACAAAAAGGTCAAACGGGAAACACTGGATCAACAGGACCTACAGGGTCAACGGGTTCTAAAGGCCAAAAAGGCGAAGTGGGGAATACAGGACCAACGGGACCGACAGGCCCAACGGGAAGCACTGGCCCTGCGGGAAGCACGGGTTCAACAGGCCAAAAGGGTCAAAAAGGCCAAGCGGGAGGAACGGGTGGGACAGGTCCGACTGGCCCGACAGGTCAGAAGGGTCAAAAAGGCCAAAAAGGCCAAACAGGAAGCACGGGACCAACGGGACCAACAGGACCGACTGGATCTACAGGGCCAACGGGATCGACAGGTAGCACAGGGGCGAAAGGTCAGAAGGGGCAAAAGGGGCAGCAGGGTTCGGGCGGCAGTACAGGCCCAACAGGTCCTACTGGATCAACTGGTTCGACGGGTCCAACAGGACCATCAGGAAATCCTTTTGGTGGCGGCACATTTACTGGTAACATATTACTCGCTGACTATAGAAGCCTTAAACTTGGAAATGATACCGACCTACAATTATCTCACGATGCTACTTCTGCAGGGAGCCTTATAAGTTATACGGGGTCAATGACCGTCAAGTCGAACACAAATACATTAACTTTAAGTGGTTCAAACCTAAGACTTCTAGCGAATGCTATGGCTGTAGACATTGGTTCTGGTGCGCTGGAAATTACGGGGCAATTGAATATTAATGGATCATCCGTAATAAGTTCAAGCCGAGAATTACAAAACATTGCATCCCTTGACAGCACAACGGCATCAACAATTCAAGCTGTTGCTGTTGAGCCTAATTTTGCTGCATGGAACGAAATTGTATTCATGAACACCCCATCAAGAGTTGTGGCAAGCGATGTTTATTATAACGGAAGTAATGTTACTGCTGATAGTGGTTTAGGTAAAACAACTTACGAATTTGGAACCCATCAATTTACTTCCTTTATCAATCAATCACTTGGTGCGCCTAGTAGTTTTTCATCATCATCATCTTGGTATTCGAACAACCCTGAGGCAAATCTTACTGATGCGGGGGTATTTAACTCAGATACCACTCCTTTTGGTAATTATGCGTCTAACTTTAACGCTGGGAGTGGCAGCGGCACATCATTAACGGTAACTTATACTTACAGTTCAAGTAAAACGGTTAATTCAACTTACGGAGCAATTTTTAGCAACTACCTATTCACAGATTTGACTTGGGAGGCTTATGTAAATAATAGCTGGACGACACTTGTAAGCTATGACCCTCGCCCTTTGGGGAATAACGCGAGAACTTACAAAAATTTTAGTCCCGTTACCGCAACACAGTTCAGATGGACAGCCACTGCGGCTACGGTTGCTTATGTCTTTTATGAAATGCAATTTTTATCGGCGCAAGTTGCATCAGGAAAAACTGCTACAACTCCACACGAAAGTGTTTCTAGTGTGGGCAACTACGTTACCGCTTATGCGGTTGTAAAGGGAACAAACTCTGGTTGGACTTTTGAAGCATCACGGGATGGCGGCTCAAATTATGCAAGCCCATATATCTCAGTTGCTACGGCGTTTGGGGATTATTATGTTTACAAGCTGACATACAATCTAAGCAGTCAAACTTCCGCAAGCAAATTAGGCATGAAAGTTACGTTTCCATCAAATGCAAGCGCACAATTTTATGGCTGCAAATTAGAGGGTTAATAAATGTCAGAAATAGAAGGACAAAAACAATTAATTCGCACAATAAGAAATGACTTATTGGTTGAAAATATAGATGCATTGTCCTCAAAACTTTTATGGTGGGAGGCGCTACCTGAGGAAACCAAACAACTTTGGCGTGATTACAGACAAGCTTTGCTTGATGTTCCAGATCAATCTGATTTTCCTGACAATGTAATATGGCCTACTAAGCCATCGTAAATTTATCTTGGGAGGGATGATGAGACAAAACTGGCAAATGTGGTCTGGCGGTATGTCGGACGAGGACTTGTTAATAATATTTTTAGAAGCAGCTAAAGCTAACAAGCAACCCGCAACAACCTTTAACAACGCAGACATAAGCGTAAGGTCGAGCGATGTTGCTTGGTTGAGCGGAAATGAAGCTGTTCAAGATATTCTTTGGGGATATGTAAAAGCTGCGAATGAAAACGCCTTTCACTTCCAAGTAGAAAATATATGCGACATTCAATTTACTGAATATCATGCCAATAAGGGCGGTCATTATGATTGGCACATAGATGTAAATTGGGATTTCAACGAGGCACGAGATAGGAAGTTAAGCGTTACGGTGCAGCTTTCAGACACAAGTGAATATGAGGGCGGGGGCTTTGAGTTCGCGGAATGCCAAACGCCAGACGCCTCATCTCGCCTCAAGGGAACTGTTCTAGTTTTCCCAAGCTATTTGCAGCATAGAGTTTTGCCAATTACAAGCGGCACAAGAAAAAGCTTAGTTGCGTGGTTTGAAGGACCAAGGTGGCAATAATCTATCAAATCTCCCTTCATGGCGACGCTTTCGACGCAAGGGGGAAAGATTGGGCGCAAATAATAGCAGAGAGCGATTGTAAGCCCGATAGAGCATGGGTTGATCCACTTCTAGGGCGAGGGTTGCTTAAAACGGAATTTGGCTGCTCAGTGAGCCATTTTCGTGTGTGGCAAAAGATTGCCGCTTCTGGTGTTGCGGGGATCGTGCTTGAGGAAGATGCGGTTTTTTCTTCTTTTGATGTCGCGGAGATTGATGGGCTTTTAAAGTCTCATGATAGCGTTTGGCTAGGCCATAGGGAGAACAGCCTTGGATATTGGTATAATGCTCACGCTTACGCCATAACGCCAAAGACTGCCGCCATGTTATGCGAGGGGTTTGCGGAAAACATTATTCCCGCCGATGAATGGTTGCCCCTAAAGCTAAAAAATTCTTTTAACTATTTTTATAAGCCAGAACTTGTTAAACAAATACCACGGTCAGTAAGGCCAAGTAAAATTGAAGGTGGATCAATGCAAACTCATATTATTACTGTTGGAACGGATGAAAACAAAATGTGGGGTCTTGAGCAATCAGCCAAGCGCCACGGCATAACGTATTTAAATCTAGGACAGGGCGTTGAATGGGGCGGCGGCACGATGGAAGGGCAGGGCGGGGGTCATAAGATAAACCTTGTTCGCAGCCATATTCAAACCTTACCTGATGCAGATACGGTTCTTTTCGTTGATGGGTACGATGTTTTA